ATAATACCATTTGCTCTGTCCTCAAATGTTGCATTTCCTTCAATAATTAGAGTTCCATCTGGTTGCCATACCTTCCATTTAGCTGTATCATATGATACAGTATTAGACAAATCAACTGCAACACCTGCATAATCCACCATTGTTAATGTAAGTTTAACTCTGTCTCCTGCCTTTACTCTGTATTCTATATTTCTATAGTTAAGATTACTGCTCATGTCTCTACTTGGTTACCTCGTTTAAATAGTTTGGCGTTTGATGCGTATTTACTTAATCCTCTAATTCTTGCTCCTAATTGTTGTATGCCTAGTAATGATTTTCTTGCAAACCCAGTAGATATTTGTAATGTTTCATCTATAATTTTAACCATAACTCTCCAAGGGAATATAGTTTCAGATAATTCTAAAGTTTCATTAATGTATCTAAACATGGCTTTTAATCTTGTAGGATTTTCTGATGTTTGAACTGTTTCTCCCACTAAAATACCTCTGTTTCTAATTACTGATTCTACTGCTTGTACTGTTTCATCTATGTATCTAAACATATTCATTAATCTTGTTACATTTTCTGATAATTGTAAAGTCTCACTTAATATTCTTACAATATCTCTAGCAGCACCATCAAATTCTTGCAAACTAACTGTTTCATTGAGTATTCTTGCTAAAGTTCTTGCAACTGTGAGTGTTTCTGTTATCTCTAATGTTTCATCTATATACCTATACATGTTCATTAATCTGTTTTTAGTTTCTACTAACTGTTGCACTTCATTTAAAACTCTAACCAATCCTCTTGGATTAACTTTTGATTCTGATAACTGAATAACTTCATTATTAACTAATGCATAGCCTAAAAAGTTTAATTTAGCTTCTGCTATCTCTAAAGTTTCATCTAACATTCTAACCAAATTTCTAGCAGAAAGTAAAGATTCAGACATTTCTAATGTTTCATTAACATATCTAAACATTTCCATTAAACGTGTAACATTTTCTGTTGTTTGTTCGGTTTCATTTATCTCTCTAAACATGGCTTTTAATCTTGTTACGTTATCTGATAGTTGTAATACTTCACTTAATATTCTTACAAGGTCTCTTACAGTTCCATCAAATTCTGCTACATTTTGTGCTTCATTTACTGCTCTGAAAAGTTCTTCTAATCTTGTTAATACTTCAGACATCTGTAATGTTTCATCATTAACAAATACTGGTCCAGTAAATGCTATTGCTCCTGTCTCAGGTTCACTTTGAAATACATTTGTTTGAAATATGTTAGTAGAGAATATACCTCTTGGTTCTTTTATATTGATTGTTTCATTAATATGATGTGTATGTTGATATCTAGTCCAAACAACTGTTCCTGTTTCTGCTTCTGTTTGAAATACATTGTTTTGGAAAATAGTGCTTTGAAATATACCTTTTGGTTCTTTTAATTGTAATGTTTCATTAATTAATCTTATAAGTCCTAATAATTTTGTTGGATTTTCAGTAGTTTCTAATGTTTCATTAGCAAATTCTGACCTACTAACTTGTTGAAATAACCCTCCTTGAAATATTGTAGGTTGAAATAATATTGTTACAGTCATTTCCCATTGTCCTCATGATTCTCATGCCCTTTATTACTATGCAAATGATGATGATGTAATTCGTGTAACAAATCTATCTTCGTAAATACGACCACATGTATAACAAATGCTGTTAATATACCACACCACCAGAAGTTAGGATCTCCTTCTAATGCTATATACCATGAGGCTAAAGCAGTATACTCAAATCCTATATGAAATAACACCTTGTATACGTTTTTCTTAAAGTGGGTTTTCCAATTCCAGTTCATGCCTATCAATATGTTTAAAAGGAATTAGTATAAATTTATTTCCTCTTAATGATTAAAGCGTTCAAGGCTAACGAGGTTCCTGCTATATCTTTAACGTTTAATTCTGCTGTTACCTTTGGCTTAGAATGACTTCTATCTATGTTACCCTCAAAAGGAACATCACATATAACGTTTTTACATGGTATTTCCCCTATTTTTTCATCTTTGCTTTTAAGATCAGCATACCACATATTAGAATATATGTTATATCTCAATGCAACTGTATCTATTTTTTCATCTAAAGGTGTAACGTTTTGATTTCCTATATCTCCTTTACCATATAATTCAAAATTACCTTGTTCAGTTTCAATTAATTCCTCTACACTTTCCTTACGAACTACTAATCTTCCATGCCATACACCATCTTCATAAGATGTAGTAGTGAAAGGACAGTTAAGTTTAACATTATCTGCTATAAATCCAAATATGTATTTATTCTTATCATCCATAAAATTTAACATCCATCTATGATTATTTGGGTCTCCTTCTGCATATATAAATCCTACTTGTATATGATCGTAATTAAAAGATTCATGTAATAAATTTCTACTGGTAAGTTTTTCTTTTACTTTTTCTAATGATAATGATTCAGGTGTAGTTTCTACTCCTTCATAAACAGGAGTTAAATTAAGATAAAAAAAAGGATTACCATTGTCTTCATTATCTATATCTGTGCTTAATTGTGGTTCTAATTTAAATTTAACAATATGACCAGTTTCAGTTTTTAGTTCTAATAAATTACTAGATAACAGTTCAAATTTAGTTGGTTTATATCTCATCTATAGACATTCCCCTTTCTGTAATTAAATCATAAATTTGATCTTCATATTCACTATCTTGTATAACGTAATGCATGAAAACCTGTGATTGACATATTACCCTTTCATCTGCATCTTCTCTCCAATGTTCGTTATTACATCCCATGTAAACTAATGCATCTCCTGGTTCTAAAAATACTTCATGCTCTTTACCAAAATTATCTTTTATCCATATCGCCCAATTATAATCTCCTTCATATCCTATATTCATAGTTAATGAAACTTGACAAGCAGGTCTATCACTATGCCTTTTTAATATTGATTTTTTATTATATATTCTAAAATATGTGTATGTTGGATATAATTTTAAATCAGTAATTTCTTCTAATTTTGTAAGAACTTTAATCTGAACTTTACACATTTCTATATTACTATGAAATGAAGGAGCAAAAGGAGTTTGTGCATCAAATTCTCCTTTATTTTTTATTTCTTTAGTATATTGAAATAAATCTGGTATTCTTTTTGTATGATTTTTTACATCGTATAGATTTTTTACGACCATAAACCCATATTTTTGAAGTTGTTCTTTCATTTTATTTCCTAAACCTAAATCTATTATTAAATCCTAACCAAAATTGAATACTAAATCTACCTTCATCCCAACTCTTACCATCTAAATTTACATATTCTACACCATGATAAGCTTGAAATGACATGAAAATAACTGCTCTATTATGTTTAGGTTCAATATATTTTATTTCTCCAGTTTTATGATTTAAAAACATTAATCTTCCTCCTTCAAAATTTAATGGTTCTTTATTCACGTAATAAGAAATAGTTACAAGTCTAGCTTCTGCTGCGTCAGGTATAGGATCAGTATGCCAACCATAAAAATCACATTTTCCGTATCTTGAAATTAATGTTTCAGATGAGTTAACTATATTAAAAAATGGAAATGTTTTTTCTGCATTATCCATAGCATATTGTAATTGTACATTTGAAAGAGCTTCATGTAAATAAGTAAGTGTTTTAGATTGATCTCTTTTATCTTCAAAAAGTTTATCTAATGAAACAGTTTGATTGTCTCTTATCGTGTTTTTAAATTTATCATTGTTTCTAGCACAAATTTCACATGTATCTACATGTGTAGCTTCCATACTATGTCCATTAACTTTTGCTTGATTATAAAAAGGCTCTAAATCTATTGCTTCTTGTAAAATTGCTCTTGATGCTCTATCAACTAAAAAATTGTCAATTATAAAATGAGGTACTGGATCTTTAAAATACTGTATTTCCATATATATACTTACGATATCGTATATTTAAATCTTTTTAATAAATGCTACTTGTACTGCTTCTGGAAGATGTGACACAGTAGAGTGTGTGTGCCCTCCACCTGTTGGTAAAGTAATAGGTGCTGATCCACCTGCTGATCCTGGGTTGTGTCCTGCATGTACATCTGTAGTTGTTACTGCTGAGTTACATGGTCCAGGAGCATGAGGATTAATATAAGTACATGGATTACTTGCAGAGAATCCATTAATACCATGGGTATGAGATATGGTTCCTGTATGAGAATGAGATCCTCCACAGTGAGTATGACAATTTGAACCTGCTGAAGAACCTGCTGATGTACAACCATTTGCTACTATTTTTGGTAATCTATCAGTAAGGTCTGGAGTACAATTTGTACCATCTGCTAAAACATAACCACTTGGTATATTTGCTAAAGTACCAGTCCACATAACTATTGATTTTGAAGGTAATCCAGATTTTCTTAAACTATATGAAGATGATTTTTTAATTACTATCATTTCATGTCTTTTTAAATCTTCAGTAGAACAGTGAGCATGTGATTCACATGTAGATGTACCTGACCCTGAAACTGGACTTGCTGATCCTGGTCCATGTTGATGTCCTTGAGTAGATCCACCTACATTTTGATTCCATGGTGGTCCAGGTCTAGGGGTGTTATTAGCAGCAAATCCTGGACTTGTTGTAATACTTGCAGGATGTGAGTGAGCTGACATAGACAATCCATGACAGTGACCTGAACAACTATGACTATGTGCTCCACATGCATTAACTGTTGAAAATGATGTACAAGCTGTTGCTATACCTTTTAAATATCTACCATATAAAGCAGTTTCTTCAATCCATAATGAAGGTATACATCCTCTTGGTTCATTCCAAAATACTCTTGTATCAGATGGTACTTGTGCTTGTCTCATGTTAAAACTAGATGATGCTTTTTTCATAAATCTTACAGATGCTCTATTTAAACTTACTTCGTTTGGAGAATTACCATGGCTGTGTCCTGCATGTGAGCAAACTGTATAAGATGCAGCAGATGTTCCTGCTGAAACAGTATGACCATGTCTACCTTTATTGATGTTTGGTGTATTAATAGGTGCTCCACCTGTTAAATTAATAGATGGTGGACCAAAATAAGCAGCAGTATATCCTATTTTTCCACCTTGACAAGGAGGATTTCTACAACCTGTACCTCCTGTGTGTGAGTGAGGTGCAGACCCTGCACAGTGAGTATGAGATCCACCTGATCCATGACAGTGAGTTGCGTTTCCTGATGTTCCTCCTGGATTTGTACAAGCTGTTGCTATACCTACAGCATATTTTCCAAACAACGTACATTCATTTACAAAATTATTAACAAGTGAACCATTTGTAAACACTGTAATTCCTGGTGGAATAACAGATTTTCTTACACTTCTACTCGGCAAAACAACCACCACATAAAATAGATGTTACTGTTTTTCCATTTTCTACTTTAGTAGTGACATGAGCTAATGATTCTGATTTAACTTTTCTATCAAAACCTACAATTCTTTCTCTAACAGTTTTATTTATTTTGTGTCCTGATGTCATCATGTGTTCTAATGCTTGATCATTACCTGCATTGTTAAAATTACATTCTTTACATTGATAAAATGGAACGTTTTCTTTTTTTGGAGATTCTTCCACTGAGGAAGTAAATTCTTTTTTACATTTTTGACAAGCTTTTGGAACTACTGCACCTGAATCTTGTATAATGTTTCCTACTTCATCAATCATTCTGCCCATACCTCTGTCATATCCATTGAAATTGTATCTCCTGATCCATCATCCATGAAGAATTCCAAAGTATGTCTATCAGAGGAAAATCCTGATGCATCTATTGTTCCTGTTTTAACTTCATAGGATGTAGAAGTTGTTGTTAATGTTAAATCATCTGTACCTCCACCATCGTGTCTCACTCGAACTGTTCCAGTTGTACCTGCATTATCTGTTTTAATTCTCACTGCGATTGTAATTGTTTGAACGTCTAATGTGTTTGAATTTTTAATAAAGTCTACGTCTTTTACCTGTGTTGCTGTTGTACCTGTTACTGTTACTTCTGTTGAATCTGCTGCTAATAATGCTTTACCACCTGCTACGACTTCAGCCCATGCAGGGTTTGCTCCTGCTCCACCTGTTTGTAAATAATAACCATTTGTACCTGCTGGTAATCTTACCCAATTAGTTCCGTTAAAGTATAATACATCTCCTTGTGTTTCGCCTGATATAGTTAAATCTGATACTGTTGTAACACCTGTGTTTGTAATTGCTACATCTCCTGATACTGCTACACTTGTTGCAACGTTTGAAACGTTACCTACAAGAATATTACCACTTGTTAGTGCTGCTAGTTTAGAAAAGTCTATTGCTGCTGCAGATGCAATATCTGCGTTTTCAATGTTTGAAATAGAGTTACCTGTTCCGTTTGCATCAAAGGTTTTGTTAGTTAAAGTATCTGTTGATGATGCTGTAATATATGAACCCAAATCAGAAATATTTGATTCTGTTATTGTGATTGTGTTACTTGCAGAATTAATTGTTTTATTTGTTAATGTATCAGTTGTTGCCCTACCTACTAAAGTATCGGTAGATGTTGGTAATGTAACTGTACCTGTGTTACTGATAGATGAAATTACTGGACTTGTTAATGTTTTGTTAGTTAATGTTTGTGTATCGGTTGTACCTACAACTGAACCTGTAACACCATGAACTCCAGATGTTGGATTATCTACTTCTGCTCCATGTGCTAAGTTTGATATTGTGTTATTATCTCCATCTATTGTTTTGTTTGTTAGTGTTTCTGTTGCTGATGCAGTTGATAAACCTGCTTCTGCTGCTGTTTGATTAATCCATTTGCTACTTGAAGTATCATATGCTAAAACCTCATTATCTCCTACACTTGTAACTGTTACATCTTGAACATCATCAATAGAATTAACTGCTCCTCCACCATAACCATACCAATAGTTTCCTTTTCTAATGAAAATCTTTGGAGATGTTTCTGATAAAGTTTCATTGATTCCACTAATAGTTACAATCTGTCCACTTACTGATGGAGAACCTGTGTGCGTAATTGTGATTGTATCTCCTGCATCTGCAAATACATACAAAAGATCGTATTCATTTGTGTTTGTAATATCAAAAGTATCAATAACATCTGTTGTTCCTGTTTCCGCTGCTGCGACAGTAATAGTATCAGTTACAGCAAGGTTACCTGAAGAAATTGTAATAGTTGAAGTTTGTGGGCTAAATCCCAACATTCCCTGTGCATCTGGTGCTGCGTTCCACTCATCTGTTCCGATTTCTGAAGTTCCATCATCAGGTGTGGTTGCAACTGTTGAGTGTTTGTATATTGCTTTTCTAGCCATTTATTCTCTTTCCTCCTAATACTACTGTAACATTTTCATTCATTTTAACTTTTGCGTTCAAACCTGAATCAGGTGTATATTTGTCACTTTTAGGGATTTGTAATCCATTAATTCTATTCAAAAGGTCAAAGACTTTGCCCATTGAGGACATTAGTCTAAACTCCATTGAATGTGTGATTTACGAAAATCTTCAGGGTATCTGATGATGTTTTGTTAAATGATGTTAGATCAAAGTGTGTTAACAATTTTGTTGATGTTGTTGGAGAACCTGCTCCTACGTGAATACATCCACCAATAATTGCGTTTGCTGAAAAGTCAGATGTTGCCCAACTTGTTCTCCAAGTTACAATATCTGTACCTGCACCTGTGTTATCTGCATCTCCATCATTTGTTTTAGGATAAGTTGCATCGATTGCTTTTCTTGAAGTTGTAACTGGTGTTGTTACTTCATTATAAGTATCTGATTTTGCAGGAGTTGCTGCACCTGTTCTAAGTTCCATTCTGCCATCTGAACCACCAAAGTCAGATGTTGGTGTTTCTCCACAAGCAGATTGTGCATAATAAAGATCGCCATCGTTAGTAACAATGTTTTTAGCATAATACCAAGTTTTCTCTCCAGTGAGAGTATTTTCTTTTACAATACAGATATTTAAATCTGGGTTAATTTGAGTTCCTATTGGTTTGTTAGATTCTGTTAGTTCTATCATGTTTAATCATAATAATAAATAGTATTTAAATATTCTTACACTCTAATTATGAATAATAGTTCTACAAAAGCAGGTCTATTTTCGTGTGCATCTCCACTACCTGTATTGCCTATAGATCCTGCTGAATCAGTAGTAGTTCTATATGGAGGTGTAGATGTTGATCCCCATGTTTGTGTGTTAACTCCAGGGAAATCAGCATATAATTGAGCAGTAGCAGCAGGTAATGCATTGTTAACGTTAGTGCTGTTAGAATATGATCCAGACCTAACGTTATAGGCATATTCAACAGTGTGAGAGTGAGTTCCCTGTGTGTGAGAGTGAGAAGGTAATTCGGCTGTAGTTAATATATGTGTATCTTCTCCACCTGTTGCTCCTGCATCTGCTGAAGCAGTTGCTCCTCTTGGAAATTTTGCTTGTAGATCAGGTAAATTAAATGTAGTTGAACCGTCTCCTACACCAAACTGTGTTCCCACAACATCAAACAAATCTTTGTAAGTTGTTCTAGATATTGCTGTACCGTCACATAAAAGCCATCCTGTGGGTATATTATCATATTGACCTGCATACATCTCAACTGAACCAGTTGGTAATATTCCATATTTGAAAGTATCAGTTTGATTTACTTGTGATACTGCTGTTACTGCTCCACTCGATGTTGTAACTTTTGCAATTTTTAAACCGTCAGTAGGAGTAGTTCCTGTTGTATTTATAACAAAACTCCATGATTCTGCTTCTGAATTACCGTCTCTATTTAATTGTGCATAAACATAATTATCTGTATTATCTGTTAAACTTCCTACATTTTCTGTAGCATCTAAATCTAAAACTAATCCTTTTAATCTAGCATTACCTACACCTACATCAACTGATAAACCTGAAGATGCTGTTACTGTCATTCCAGTTACTATATGGTCATTAATAAATTGACCAATCATTTCTTCAAAATCGCTAGGTGCTACGACTTTGGCACTTATAGAATCTGAACGAGGATATAAAGTTCTTGTCATTATAACGTCAACTGCCACTCAACTATTGCTCTTTTCGATGAAGTTTTTACGAGTGGACTTGCATCTACCTGTCTTGCAACAAGTGCATTATTATTATCTCTAAGTCCAATCTCATTCCATGTAAAGTTAGCTTCTGAATAACCAAAATCTGCTGAAATATACAATGTTGGATTTACATATACTCTACCATCTGATGATATATTTTTCCAATATTTGTTAGTTACTGCCTGTAAGTCTGTCTGTGATAAACCTGCTGCTGTAGTTGAATCTCCTACACCTATTTGTTGAAGATAATAACCACCTGAAAGATTACCTAAATATTTAAGAATAGAATCTTTTCCACTATCAACTATAAGATTTTTAATAGTAACATCTTTTACTAATAATTCAGTTCCATCATCTTGTTTTTCCCAAGCACGTATACGCACATGTCCGTTTAAAGGCACTATTTCGTTACTCATGATCCGTAAATCTCTCCTGAAGTCCTAGATCCATACGTGCCTGTACCATAATACGCAACATTCTTATCAAATTTATTTTTGGTATCTGTAATATTTAATGTTTCTGCGTACTCGTTTATTACATACATAATTACAGTGTCTCCTAAACTTAGTATTTCTTCTGGAGACTCGTAATCTTGAATTTCTTTAGATTGTGTTAAAGAAGATTCGTAATCATGTATTTTTTTAACAATCTCTTTATCATTATCAAAGTAATCAAACCTATATTCTCCTACTGTTAATTCAGTATTTAATTGTGGATATGTCCATTCTATGGATTTTATCACATATCCTGTGTCTATTCCTAAAAATTCATTTTTAACATTTATCACATCATTTTCAGATAAATATAAAACAGGGTTAGCAAATTTTACAGTTACATTTTGATTAACTTCTGAATATCTATTAAGATATGATTGTACAAATCTTACACCATCATTTCTATTATTAATCCAGTTTAAATTAAATCTTTTAGAATGTATACCGTATTGTGCTATACTACTTGGTTTTTCTCCTTTTATTACTAAAGGTCGTTCATAATTATATTCTACAACTATATTGTTTGTTCCTGAAGCAGGAGGAGTATTAAATGTTATCTGCTTTTTTAAAGAATCAACTTCATAATCTACTCCGTCTGGTTCTTTTTCAACACCGCTTATTTTAACATTTAATGATGTTGCAGAAAATTCTAGTGTAAAAACAGTATCACTATTATTACCACTAAAGCTTTCTGTTGTAGAATAAGTTTGTGTTTCTCCTATAAGTGTAACACTGTTAACTAATTTTGAATCATCAAATGCAGATTTTTCAACTAAAGCTCCTACACTACCATGAGTTATTTGTTTACCTGTATCATTAAAACTAACTGGTTCAAAGAAAAATTCCTCAGCAGGTGTAGTATAAAATATTCTATTTGTATAATTGGCAAAATCACTAATCAAATCAAATAATTTACCATCTGCTATAAAATTAGATATTGTTAAACCAGATGCCACACCTCTGTCATTATATGAAAAATCAGTATTATTTTGAATTAGTTGACCAACTATGTACTCTGGTGTTTGACTTGAATATAATTCTCCTCTTACATCTTTTTCTGCTAAAATTTTACCATAACTCTGACATGTTATTTTTTTTCCTGATAATTCTAAATCTATTTTTGTAACAAATCCACCAAATTTTAAAACACTTCTTGGATTTATCTGTGTATAAATTTGAGTTGACTCAAAATCAGATTTATTTTCATCTTTATATAATCTTAATCTAAGTAATTTTCCTGCAAAAAAACTACCACCATAATCTTTTCCTATTAACATGTTGTTTGTATCTGTAGGATCATATGAACTTGTTACTGTACCAACACTTGTATCATCAACATACATGGTAACAAGATTATTTGAATCACGTTTAATTCTAATAAGATGTTTATTTCCGTCATTAAATCCTGAACTGGAACTTGTAATTGTATCTGAGCCTATGTAAAATTTAACATCTCCTGCTGTAGATGCGTTAACTGATAATGCAAATCCATTTGTACCACTGCTACGTTTTGATAGTATAAACTGTTCAGTTGTACTAGACCACTTTGCCCATACAAAAATATCAAATACTCCTGATAAATCTAATGTATCATCATCACTCACAGATACGAATGAACTTGTTCCATTAAATGATGCTTGTTTACCATACCATTCTGATTCAGATTCATATGTAATATCAGTTGCACTTCCTGCATTTTGTTTTGTACTTTCATCATTTACTCCACCTTGAAAACAATATACTGCTGATAGTCCTTCTACAGGTATAATATCAAATAATATTTCTATTCTATCGTTTACAGAAATATCATCACTTTTTCTAGATTCAAAATTTAAACTATCAACTGCACGTTCTCCTTCTTTTTTTAAAGTAACTGATAAAGGAAAAATCTCAGTAGTTCTATTTTTTATTAATTTTAAAACATGTGTCATTTTAATTACCTATGGAGGTGCAACGCCTTGACCTTCTGATGATTCGCCTGATCCTCCACCTGTAATTACATTACCTACTATAAATGATAGATTTGCGTTCCATGTAACAGGTGTTGATCCAGATTTGTTTAATGTTATAGATTCAATTAAACCTTGTCTAGAAAATCCAGTGTTACCAATGATTATTTGATAAACGTCTGTAAGTGTAGTTACTTGTATACCTGATGCTCCACTTAATAATCCATTAGGTTCAAGCAAAAATCTTGCTTGATGATCTGCTAATCTAAATCCTGTATCTGATGAAAATTGTGGAAATGGAACTGGAGTTGTTCCTGATCCTGCTGAACCATCTAAATTATAATTATTTGCTAATACAACATCTGTTGATTCATCATGAATTACCCATGATACTTGTATTCTTATTGCATTACCGTCTGCTTTTGTTAATACGTTAAGAGTATCATTTGATTCTGGTAAAGGTGTAGCTACAACTTGTTCTGTTAAAGTTATGTCTATTGATTGTATGTTTCTAATCAAATATCTATATTTTTTACCTGCTGTATGAGTTCTTATTTCTACTACTTCTCCCATCTAAATCAAACCTCTTCTTGCGTGTGTTTCAAGTATTGCTCTTTCTATTATAGGTTTTAATTTTTGCAAATCAACATCATTTGATACTTTAGCAATATTAATATTTATACTTATATTTCCTAATCCACCTGCTTTATTTTCAGGAACTACATATTCTCTACCTGCTTCTCCAAATAAATATGATGCACCTGATCTTTCTCCTATACCATATATTCTTTCATCAATAACTCCACCTGCTGATCTACCCCATGGATTTTTTGCTACATTAGAAGATGAAGAACTCCTACTACCACTATTTTGCATAGATGATAAAATTGCTTTAGCTCTCTCATATGCTTGTTGTATAGCAACTAACATTTCTTCATGTTCTTTTGTCATAGCTTCTACATATCCTTTAGAATTTTTGGTTTCTACATGCATAGCATTATATGTTAATCTTTGTACTTGTTCTGAATGTTTTGCATAATCTGCTATTGATATGTTAGTATCTTGATTAAGCTTAGCCATTGTCATATATGTTTGTTGAATAACTTTATTTTCTTCCTCTTGAGCATTTGTTGCTGTTCTATATTCAATATATCTTTGATATACTGCTTTAGCATCGTCTCCCATTTTATCCCATTGTTCTTGTGTTATACCAGACATTTCTAATGCTTTTTCATAATTAAATTTAATTTCTTCTGATACAGTTTCTAATATGTTTTCAGTACTTCCTGCTTGTTTAGGTACTAATCCTTCAATAAATTGACCTACTTCTTGCCACCATTTAGATTGCTCTTCAATGTTTTCAGAAACCCATTTTTTATATGCATCATTAACTTGATCTGCACCCTCCCCTTTAAGATAATCTACAGTTTTTTCTTGTGTTGTCTTTTGTGCTATTATATCTGTATTTCCTGCAATTTCATCTAATTTTTCTTGTGCTTTTTCTGCTCTTTCTTTTGTTGCATCGATAGCATCTTTTATATTAGTTTGTATACCTGAAACAACTCCTGCACCTGTTGCCAATGATCCTTTCATTGTTCCTAATTCATTTGTCAACCTTTCATCGATTGCTGTATATGCAGTAGTAATATAATCATTTAATTTATTTGATTTTCCTGTCCAAATTACTTCTCCTAGATGTTCTATTGCTTTACCTAAAAATGCTAATGGGTCATCAAAAAATGCTACTAATCCTTTACCTATCATATCTGCTGCTTTCATAGCATCATTAGAATTATCATGCATACTTTGTGCCCATTTACGAAGATTAACTGCACCCCATTTCATTAACACTATTGATATAGGTTTGAATACTGCACTGAAGAAATCTCCTATTGGTCTAAGTATTAAGTTAAATGCAGTGCTCATAATTTTTCCTACTGCTTGGAACATTGGAGATGATTCTAATCCTTTCATAATTGCTCCACCTAATATACCTGCGGCTCCACCTCCTGCCATTCCCATAATTCCACCCATTTTACCCATCGCACCTGCACCTTTACCTAATACTCCACCTTTTCTACCATCATCTCCTTCTTTACCATATGCAAAACTTGCAAGTTTAGGAGAAATTTTTTCTAAACGAGCTAACATGTTACTTTGTATTTTACCTGTAGGTACTCCGATAGAATTTTTTTCTTGTGTACCTGCCATTTTTTGATAGTTTAATATTCTTTCTTGTAATCCTTCTGATTTTTTTGCTACTGCACCACCACCTTCTGCTAATCTTGCTGCACCACTTCCAACACCCATTCCAATGAATCCTGCTAAACCTCCACCTGCTCCTGATGCCATTCTACCCATCATTTCTATTCTTTTAGCTTGTAAAGACATTTCTTTTCTTCTTGTCTTTGCATTTTCAATTAATTCTGCTGTTTCTCTTCTTTTAAGAATAAATTGTCTAGTATTATCTTGTGCTTCTTTTCTATTTTGTTCTACTCTATCATATTCCTGATCAATTAATAGTGATTTTATTTGATACGCTTTATCCATTAATTTTATTTCTTCTTGTACTTTCTTTTCATAACGTTTAGCCAATTCACTGGTAGCATTTGATCCATACATTCCACCTTTACCTGCTGAGTCTTGTAAATTTTTAACTACTTTTAATAAATCCTCAAAACGTTTTTCTGCCTCTTTTAGTAACTGATTAGTCTTATTTAGTTTCTCGTTTAGTTCATCTACACTATAATCATTAGCCATAACATTTATAAACTGTCTAATTATTTAAGTTTTGGTCTTGGTGGAGGGGGTATATTCACTGGTCTCTCGTTTACTTTCTTATGAATGTATAGTAATCCTTTAAGATATTCTAAAGGAAGATTTGCTACTGTTTCTCTATCCCACCCAAATTCTTTAGCACAAAAATAATATATACTTAGGATGTTTTCTTCGTGGCTTCCGTACCTACGAAAGTTATCATCCAATCCTCCAAATACTTTGCTAAAGGGAAATCTACCATTACCCCCTCAATGATTTGTTTGGCTACACTGGATTTAAGATTACGGATTGCTACTCTGTCGCCTACTTTGAATGGTGCTTTTCTTAACACTTTCATTAATATCTCTTGTCTGTATTCAGGTATTTTTACTTTAGGTTTTGTTACATCAGACATATCAACTGTAGAATTTAAAACTGCTTCTAATTCGCCAAATGTCAAATCATCTTCATATTCGATTGTTTCTTTGGCTCCTTCATAATCAATTTCAAAGCTTTTAATAGCCATGAAATATGTAAACAGAATGGAATATAAAAACCTTTTTACTCTGGTGTTGATTCAGCGTTGGTTGCTGCAACTGTTAGAGTCTTAATCTTCCAGTTAACATTTTCATAGATTGGTTCGTTTGCTCTGAAACCATCATAGTTCAAATCAGTTGGAGAAAGACCTGTACCTGTTAGAACCATTTTTTCATTTGCTGATCTTTGGAATGTAATTCTTAATTCAGGAGAACCACCTACTGTATCTGAATATGTACCAGAAGTACCAACACTAATTTGTTCTAACATATCTTCTAAAACAGTTTTGTTTAATAATGAAGATCTAAATGAACCAGTGATATCAAGTAATTGTCTGTATGCATCTACTGCTTGATGATCTCCTAGACCATAAAGTAATGCTGATGATTGGTTAATTGTAATGTTCAAATCTTGTACTTGTGCTAATGTACTTCCACCATATTCTAAAGTTGCATGTGCAAATGTGTATGGAAATTCTACTGTTGGTTCTGTTGGTGCTGTACCTAGTGATGTACTTGGTGCATCTTCAACACCATATGATGCTCCTAATGAACAACTTACTAATCCACCTACTGATGTGTTAATTGTTAATGATTCTGCAACACAACCTTTTAGTGTTCTAACAATATCTCCACTTGCTCCATCAAATCCTACTTCACATGTAAATGAAGTTGGTGTTTTATTAATACCGTTTGTTGCATGAGGATAAGTATGAACATAAGGACTAGAACCAGTTGTTGATGGATCGCCTAAAACTGTTTTAAAAATCCAAGGATTGCTAAGTGTAAAATCTACTCCGATTGAACCTTGTTGTTGACCATAAGCATATTCGTCAATGGTAACTTGATTTAATGCAGGTAAATCTTGTCTGTTATGAGTAAGTGACCATGAGGATAAAGCATCATTAAGACCAAACTTTTTGTCTATAGTTGATGCTGCTGTACCAAATGTGGATTCATATCCATATTTAAGATATGCATGAGCACCAGTTCGTACCATGACTAATATTCATAGGAATTGCTTATAAAGATTACTACGGATTAATGTCTCTATATCTTACTGTAAACTTGTGTCTGAACATATTTCTCAGTGGTTCAGACTCTACCACAGAAGCCATGATTCTAAGGTCTACATAATTGGTTCTTCTGATATTGGTTTTAATAATACGTTGAACCTCATTAACTAAGTCATTATGATGTTGGTAGCCTTGGAATGATCTTACCTCACACTCAATATCTACTTCGTGAAAATGATCTACTCCATACAATCCCCAATATTGAACGTTTTCTACCTTCGGAAATACGAGTATAGAGTCAAACATATCCTCTCCAAATCCTACAGATTTCTGATCATATATTTTGTTAACCTTTATTTTTTGATTTAATTGCCACTCTGTTAATAATAATGCTGTCAAATCATCAACTGCATCGTATGCTGAACCACCAGTCATTTGTCAAGACTCCTTGCAAAGTTCTTAGCGTATATACCTGAATCTGGAGCAAATATAATTGAATTAACTATTTCATTAATTCTTCTATCATAATCATCTCCTCTAAGCCTGTTAACAGATTGCCATTCTACAGGATTCTGTGGTAGTTTTTTATGAATAACCCAATCTTTAATGCGGTCATTATCCCAACTTGTATTTTTATAAATTTTAAAATTCTTAATTTTTTCATCAGAATCTAGACCTCTAATTACATTTTGTGCAGTTAACCTACCTATTTCATATGGAGTTAAACCGTTTGTACTAATACCAACACTTTTAAAATCGGGTTCAGGTATATTCTTGATAACTATTTTTCCATTCTCTATTACAATATCTTTATCAACATCAATGTATTTACCACCACCTGCAGCACGAAATCCTTCCTTGAATGTTTCTATTGCCATTTCTTGTAACAATCTTAATCTTGTTTCTCTAGTCATTGGTTCTTGTGTAAGATCTGCATATTGATCATTGTTATCTTTTGATGATACTGCAAAAGTAGTTAAATTTCTTCCACCTAATTTAATTCTAATTTTCATTATGGTATACCAAATACTTCTGCTCTTTCTCCGATAATCTCTTCTACGTCTGCTTTCCAAACGTTCATAGATTGTTGTGGATTGATTGCGTTACCACCCATTGGTAGAGTGTCCATACGCAAACTTGTATTTAGTAACTCTATACATGTTAGTTTTACACATGCATCTTTAACATCATCTGGTACAGTTGCATCTCCATATCTGTACGTTACACGCACTCTGTTTTTTCTCATAATTGAAAACAAGTAACCTCTCAAGTAAAGTCTACCATATGTTTCATCAAATTCATACCATTCTGTGTTTCCTAATATGTCTGTATAATTTGATGATGCACCTTCCCAAATCTCAATCTTATCTCCTTGTGCTGAATCTAATTCTCTACAATTTCTGTGTTGTAAATAAATTGGTGTACCCCATCCGTAAGTATAAAGTAATGCTAAATCATGAATCTCTTTTGTAATTGTTTTATTTCTACCAAATGTATGTCCTATTCTTCTGTCAAGATATTCTTCTTTTCTATTAATAATCTTCTCGACCTGAGCCTTTGTTGGAGAAGTAGTAGCATTTATAGGAATACGTAGAAAATCTGAAACATCTGCAACCGTACAATAATATGTAGCCATACTCTTATAAAGTATGCTAACTATTTAAATTTACTACTTATAAACTACGAGTGCGTAGGCATTTGCACTGGTACATTCTACAAAAATACCGTTTTCAAATCTTCTATTAAGTTGAATATATGCTTGTGGGTTTTGAGTATGAATTGTAAATTCAATAGGTGCTGCTATAGTTGTACCGTTTCTGAATATAAGGTCGCCTGTGGTAGAATCATGCATTACGTGAACTGCAACTACTACACCATGAGAAGCCTTAATTAAAGTATCTGCTCCGTTTACATTTTTAATATTATGATTATCTTCGAACATTTTACTTGTAAACCACTATATAACGTGCTGTATTACCAGTAAAATCTGCTCTAATACCGTTTTCAAATCTTCTGTTTATTTCGATGACATTTTGAACTTCTTCTCCATGTACTTCAAATTCGATAGGA